GGCTCCGGTTTGAGCTGTTGGCTGAGTTGTCGTAGCCGTTTGTCCTTGCACCATCACCTGTTGCCCCGTTGCGGCGGCAATGATGTTCGCGGCGGTATCTGCCGAAATTTGCTGAGAAGGAGCAGAAACTTGGACTTGCTGACCAGCTACTGAGACTGGTTGGCCGACAACCGCAGAAACGATTGCGCTTGCCTGGTCTGCGGTGATCTGTTGACCTGGAGGAGCCTAACCCTGAACAGTCTGGCTTGAAACAGGGAATGATTGAGTGCCAAGCAACCCCCCAGCAGCGCCAGCAAACGAAGGCGCAGCGGTAGCCAAAAGGCCGGGGGCAGCGGTTGAACCCAAAACCTCCACAACATTCGGGGCTAATGATGTCGCTCCAGCAGCAGTCCCGCCGATAGACGCACCAGCGAAATCTGTTGCAATCTGTCGAGCAGTTGCGCCTGCCAATGCGTCACCCGCAATCTGAGCAGCAGTTCCAGCCCTTACGCCTTGATCCACCAGGGCGTTGACGATCTCTGTTTGAGATGCTCCCGTCCCGGCAAGATCAACTGCGGTATTTGCAGCGGTTTGGATAGCGGTTGGGAACAGTTGCTCTATGCCAAAAGCAGTAGCGCCGCCAAGAGCCGCAGCCTTTAGTGCCTGCTGAAGATCGCCTGTGTTAAAAAATGTGGTTGAACCAGCGCCTGCGGCAGCGGCAGCAGGAGTGCTTAGGAATCCAACCCCTGCAGGGCCAAGACCAGCAGCGGTTCCTGCGGCGATGGCAGCATTTGCCAAAGTTCCAAGCAGACGGTCTGTGCTGGTCGGCTCAAACTGTGTACTCAGTTGCTCTGTAGCCTGCTGTCCAGTTGGCGTAAAGCCAGCGGCCAAATATGCGCCAGTCGGGGTCTCAATGACTCCTTGAATCGAGCCATCGCCTTGGACGTTATAGATAACACCATTCTGCGTGAAGCTGCCGACGATTGCGTCTGCAAAGCGAGGATCATTGGCTCGACCACTCGCAGCCAATACTTCTTGTGCTTTATTGGCCAGGACATCTCCAGAGCCAAACAAACCAGAAAATTGCTGCGTCCTCACAGGCTCACCTACGTTTGCAGCACTTTGTGGTGTCTGTAGATTGGCCTGACGTTCAATCGCTGCTGGCGTGGTGTTTCTTACATTTGCAGCAATGGTCTTCAGCGCATTCCAATCCTGATCGCTTTCAGCTCTAGCAGCGGTGCGAATCTGTGCGTCCGTAAAACCTTGGTCGATAAGAGAGTTATACAGGCGACCCTTCTCTGCGCTTGAAAGCGAGTCAATGTTTTGCGGCAGTTGAGGAACGCGAGCCTCTGCAATCACATTCTTCGCAGCGATGTCCTCAGAGATAGCATCTGCCATCTTCTTGCCGAAGTCTGCGTTAGTGTGCACTCCGTCTAGGAGATCGCCGGTTACAGCAGATGTTGCCTCTCGCACATCGGTAAACGAAAGGCCGTTTGCTTCTGCTAGTTGCCTCAGACCGGCATTGATTTGGTTGGCGCGTTGTTCTGCGCCAGGATCAATGTATCCGGCAATGCAGCAACTCAAAAGGTAGCGGCAGACGAAACAGTAAAGAAAGCCCATTCGCAGTTGAGGAAGTCTGGAAAAGTCTCCGATGCTGCGGCCCTGTTTGAACGTCTACTCTAAGGAAACATCATGACCACTTTTCGTACCTATGCCGCTATTGGTATGCGGGAAGACCTGAGCGATATCATCTATAACATCGCTCCCACCGACACGCCTTTCATGTCGTCTATCGGCAAGACCAAGGCTACCGCTGTTCTGCACGAGTGGCAGACCGACTCCCTGGCCGCTGCTAGCGTTTCCAACGCTGCTGTGGAAGGTGCTGACGCCACCACCGCTACCCTGGCTCCGACTGTTCGCGTGGGCAACCGCACCCAGATCAGCCAGAAGACGGTTGGCATCACCGGAACGCTGCAAGCCGTTGACAAGGCTGGCCGCAAGTCGGAATTGGCCTATCAGCTCTCGAAGGCTTCGTCTGAGATCAAGCGCGACATGGAACACATCCTGTTGAGCAACCAGACCGCCTCTAACGGCACGGCTGGCTCGACTGCCCGTACCCTGGGTGGCTTGCAGGCTTGGCTGAACAGCAACTTCGACGGCGGTTCCGGCGGCACGGCTGGTAACCTGGGCACGACCGCTCGCGTGGGCGGCACGGATCGCACCTTCACCGAGACCATCCTCAAGACGGTCATCAAGGAAGTGTACGAGTCTGGCGGCACGCCGAAGATTCTGATGGTCAACCCTGGTCACAAGCAGACCGTTTCGGCCTTCGCTGGCATCGCTGCTCAGCGTTACATGGCTCCTTCGGATGCTCCGACCACCATCATTGGCGCTGCCGACATCTATCTGTCGGACTTCGGTTCTGTGTCGGTTGTCCCCAACCGCTTCATGAACTCGAACAACGACTGCGCTGATGTGGCCTTCGTGGTTGATCCCGAGTACGCTGCCGTGGCCTTCCTGCGTCCGTTCCAAACGAACGAGCTGGCTAAGACGGGTGACTCGGAGAAGACCCAGTTGCTGTGCGAGTACACGCTCGAGGTTCGCAACCAGGCTGCTCACGGCATCTGCGCTGACCTGACCTAAGCCGATCTATCGGTGACAACTAAGGGGGCCGGGGCAACTCAGCCCCCTTTTTCACATGAACACCAATTTAGAAGACATCAAGGTAGTCCACCGTAAGGCTCACGCCGATGACAATGGGGGCATCATCATTGAGAGCGCCCAGGATGTTGGCGGGATCGTTGAGTCCAATCGTAAGCAATTCAATGCTTATGATGAACGCGCTCGGTGGAGTGATGACCTGTTGGGCAATAAGATCGCTTCTATTCCCTTATCGGTGATTGACGATCTCAACCAAAAGGGCATCATGCGAGGGTTTCATGTTCTCGATCAGGCCCGTTTCAAGGCTTGGCTAAACCATCCTGACAACCGCGCATTCCGCACCCGTCCGGGGAGGATTTGATGGCTATCTCCACCTATTCCGATCTCAAGACCACGGTAGCAAACTACCTCGCTCGGTCTGATCTGACAAGTCAGATTCCTGACTTCATCACATTCGCAGAGAACCGCCTTCGCCGGGACTTGCGGATTCGCCAGATGTCTAAGCTGGTTTATGCGACCATGACGGCAAACACCGCCACAGTCTCATTGCCGAATGACTTTCTGGAGATTCGGGACATCCACCTGAACACGACTCCAATTTATGCCTTGGAGTACCTGTCTCCCAATATCTTCTATCGCAATGCCGATGTGACGACCACGGGTGTTCCGAGGAAATACACGGTTTTGGCAGATGACTTCCAGTTCGCTCCGATCCCGGATTCGGCCTACAACGTCCGAATGCTGTACTACGCAGCCCCGGCCTATCTGAGCGACACCAACACCTCAAATGCATTCTTGGCAAACTGCCCGGATGCGCTGCTTTACGCTTCTTTGGGTGAGGCAGAGCCTTATCTGATGAACGATGAGCGTCTTGCGACCTGGGCGGCTCTGTATCAGAGGGCAATTGACTCTATCAATGCATCCGATGATCGGGGAGAATACGCAGGTGTTCCTCTCACCATGACTTTGGCTAGGAGATAAAAATGGCTGAAATGTCGAATTACTTGGAGAACGCGCTTGTAAACGCGACTCTCCGCAACACTTCTTACACGAGTCCTACGACGGTTTATGTGGCGCTATACACCACAGACCCGACTGATGCGGATACGGGTACTGAGGTGAGTGGCAACGGATACGCCCGTCAGAGTGTGGCTTTCTCGGCCCCCTCGAACGGCGCGACCTCTAACTCTTCGGCTGTGGAGTTCCCGCAAGCCACGGGTTCGTGGGGTACGGTGGCCTACATTGGGCTGCGTGATGCTTCTTCTAGCGGGAATCTGCTGTATCACACCGCTTTGGATGCGTCCAAGACCATCGCTACTGGTGATGTGTTCCGCATCGCTGCTGGATCGCTGTCTGTCACCTTGACGTAATGGCTGATCTCTACCCACCGTGGACAATAGACTCCCTTGATAACCTCAAGGCGAGTCTGGATGACCTCACGCTAACGCTTGATTCTCCGCTTTATGAGACAAGCGTTACTCGGTGGGATGGGGCCGGTTCTGTCACAGCGTCGGCGAGTGTTACGGCAAGCGGAATACGGGTTCAAGACGCCGCTGCCTCAATAACGGCATCTGCCAGTTTCTCTGCCGATGGAACGCTTGTCCAAAATGCGAGCGCATCCATCACCGCATCTGGCACTTGTGAGGCAAACGCTCAGATCGTCATTCCTGGCGCTGCCGCGATCACTTGCGTTGCAACGGTAACCGCTAATGGCGGGATAACCGCAGACGGCTCCGCATCAATCACGGCATCCGCAACAGTCACGGCAAACGGAACATATGTGGCCGGAGGAGTTGCTTCAATCACCGCCTCTGCGACTGTGACCTGTGACGCATCAGAGCAGGGTGACGAGTGGGCAGATGTGACGCTGCCAAACTTCAACTGGGCAGATGTGACGCTGCAAAACTTCAATTGGACAAATGTGACACTCCCAACGAATACATGGAGTCTCGCGTAAGGGGAGCGACATGGCAGAAACAAAGATTGTGTTCGGTGAGTGGCTCCCAGATCAGCCTGGTGTGTCTGGTGCGCTCCAGGCCGCATACAACGTCTATCCTCAACAGGTTGGGTATGGGCCGATTCCTTCATTGGCGAACTACTCCAACAATGCTTCCGAGAACCTGACCGCGATCTACTCTGGAAAGATCAGCGGCACATCGACCCTTTTCGCTGGTGGTGCTACCAAGCTGTTCAAGTACGACTCTGGCACTCGCAACTTGAGCGATGTGTCAACAGTCGGCTGGTACACGGGTTCTGGAAAGTGGAAGTTTGTCCAGTTTGGTGATGTGCTTCTCGCAACAAACAACTCGCAGAAGATTCAGTCATTCACCCTGAACTCAAGTACCGCATTCGCTGATGTAAATGCATCTGCTCCCATAGCCGAATACATCACGGTGGTTCGTGACTTTGTGGTCGCGGCAAACATCGCCTCTTATCCGAACCGAGTCCAATGGTCTGACATCAACGACGAGACGGATTGGACTTCTGGGCCTACCTCTCAATCCGATTACCAGGACATTCCTGATGGTGGGGATATCCAGGGGATAACAGGTGGAGAGTTTGGACTTGTCCTGCTGGAGAAGGCTATTGTTCGGATGAGCTATATCGGCTCTCCGCTGTTCTTCCAGTTCGACACCATCTCACGCGAGATCGGGTGCTATGAGCCTGGATCAATCTGTCAGTACGGGAATATGACCTTCTTCCTGTCTGATGACGGGTTCTATATGTGCGATGGCCAAAGGGTCACGCCGATTGGTGCTGAGAAGGTTGACCGCTGGTTCTGGGATGACCTTGAGCCTGCCTACGCGAACTTCAGCTCTGCCGTTGACCCAATCAAGAAGGTTGTGATCTGGTGCTATCAAAACACCACAGGCGGGTATTCCCTGCTGATCTACAACTGGCAACTCAACCGCTGGTCTTATGGCACAACTGCGGCCACCTACATCGCATCTGCGGCCACCGCCTCCACAAGCCTTGAGGGAAAGCATGAATCAAATCAGCCTGAAAAGCCTGCTCGAAGCCGAAATCGATGGAGCGATCGGGTATCTCCAAACGGAGACAACCGAGCAGAGAACACAGTCGCTTGAGTATTACCTTCGTTACCCTTACGGGAACGAGGTAGAGGGTCGAAGCCAGACCGTCACCGGAGAGGTGGCAGAGGTCATTGACGGCGCGATT